CAACAGACCTATATAATAATATGCCACAAAAAACTGAAGTAATAGATGATGTTGGACAAAAATACGACCCAACAACTCTTTATGATGATGCTAAACAGGAGATAAGAGATATGCTACAAAAAACAACTACGATTGAAGATATTGTAGAGTATATTAAAGAGAATTACCCCGAAACCGAAGAAATGTTTCAAAAAGAGTTAAACAATATGTATTTAACTTTTTGTAGAAAACAGTATGATTACGGTCCAAACAACATTGCAATGGGAACCTTATTAAGCAATGATAAAGAAATCAGTATGTCCCTATTAGGGATTATAGTGAGATTAAATGATAAAGTTAACAGAATGGTTAATTTAGCCACCAAACACGACTTCAAGGCACAAAATGAGCCGATTGAAGATGCATTCTTAGATGTAGCTATCTATTGTGTAATGGCATTAATCGTCAAATCAGGAAAATGGAGTAAATAATGGTAAAAGTAACAAGAAAGAAAAAGACCACTAAGAAACTAGATTTTTGGCAAAGAGTTGCTAGAGGCTTAAAAAAGTTCGCAAAATCACCTTGGAGTAAATAATGGCTGGAATTAGGTGGACAGAAGAAGAAGTAAGAATATTAGACCAATATGAGCGCACTGCTAAGTCAGCCTTTGTCCTATATCAAGAGATAAGGAAAGCTGGCTATAACAGAACATACAAGGCAACCACTCGTAAAATAGAGTCTTTGGGACTAAGAAAGCCTAAACGGTATGTCACAGGACACGAACTTACGATTGGATATTTAGACATTGAATCTACTGGGTTTAGTGCTAATATTGATGTAATGTTATCTTGGTGTTTGAAAGGCAGGGGCATAAAAGACGTAGCAGGCGCTTGTATTACAAGAGAAGAGTTAATGTCGGATGACCAGGATGCTCGTATTGTGGAACAACTTGTAGATGAAATGAATAAATATGATGTTGTTGTTACTTATTACGGTACCAGGTTTGATATTCCGTTTATACGAACAAGAGCACTATATCACGGGACATATTTCCCAATGTATAGACAAAAATCACATAAAGACTTATATTATGTGGTAAGGTCGAAGTTAAAACTACATCGTTCATCTTTGATGGCTGCAACCGAATTTTTCGGGATTGCAGGTAAAACGCGCATAAGACCCGAGTATTGGCAAAAAGCACGTTGGGGTGATGAACAATCATTAGAGTATATCTATAAGCACAATGTAGCAGATGTAGTAATATTAGAAAAATTGCACCGTAGACTTGAAGAATACGCTGCACCAACAGTAAACCCTATTTAGGAGACAAAATGAAGAAAAACTCGAAACCAGAACCTAACAAACTTAGACTTGATGATAAAGAGTATGAGTTCTATAACGAGGACTTAAGCGAAGAAGCTCAAGCACAATATTCTAGAGCAAACCAACTTGCACTGGAATTGATGCAAATGGAGAGAGCTTCAGCTGAAAAACGATTCGTCATTAATAATTACATCCAATTTGTTGTAAATGAAATAGACAATGAAAAAGATGTTGACGACAAAAAGAAAAAATAAGTATATTAAATGAAAACCCGAACTGTGAAGGGAATTGAACATCACCTTTATGCAGACGTCGCGGAATTCCGAGACTATCACCTTAGTACGGCTCTGGTCTTGGATTGGCGGCACTCTAATAGAGGAGATTGGGTATTATGTGATGACGGACAAGTGTGTCAAGTATTACACTTAGGAATAATGAAATCACATAATCGAAAAAAAGAAACAACCTTTATAAGAACGATTATAGGGTCATTTATTTGTGGAGAGAAGAGTAAGATGCAAGGCGAAATGCGAACCAATATGCATACGTTTTCATTGAAAGGAAAATCTCCATCAGTAAGAAGAAGAGAAAGAAAAAACGCAACCAATTCAGAATTTTTGTTTGCAAAGTATGTTGCTAAAGGCGATGATGTAGTTGATGCTTATATGAAAGTATTTCCTACAAACAATGAAAAATATGCAAATAATCAGTCAAAATTGTTGCTTAGGACAGAAAGAGTTAAAAATTTGATAAGAGACGAAATAAACAAACATTTAGAAGAAGCTGAAATAACGCCAAAATATCTATTAGAGGAGATGCGTGACGTTATTGACAAATCGGAATCGACCGATAGAGATAAAATAACAGCTTTAACAACACTAATGAAAATCTCAGGAATGATGGATACAGAGAAGAAATCAGAATCGCTTACCGTATTCCAAGGATTTACACAGGAGCAATTAAATGCAATTCAAAAGCCCAAACACAAAAAACTTCAGGAAGTTAAAAGAGATATCAAGAACTAAGCGATGCCAAATATGTCATCACAGACTAAAGAATACAGGGGTATTCGTTTGGTCAAAAGCAAGACAAGACGCACATTCAATAAAATGTGTTAATTGTTTAACAGTTTATTCTACAGATTTTGGTATTCTTGATTTAGGTATTCCTTCATCTGTTGGGTATTCGTGATGAGATTAGCAGTTTATGGTACTTTAAGAAGAGGTGGAAGAACCAAAGGAAGAGTAGAAGGATTTAGCTTAGTGTTCCCAGGAACACTTTCATTTCCAGCCTTAATTAAAAACCCAAAAGGAAAAGGAGCTATTGTAGAAATGATGGATGTGGTTCCAGAAGATTTAAATTCGTATGATAGATATGAGAATGTAGAAGGTGGTCTTTATATAAGAACAACTGCTGATGTTACATTAACAAATGGAAAAAAGGAAAAAGCTTGGGTGTATGTTGCTGGACCTTTATTATGGGAAAAATCTTCATCATTTACGGAAGTACCAGACCAAGATTGGCTTTCTGAGAAAACAGCAATAATGATGGACAGAGTTTATGAAAAAGATTACGAAGAAGAATTTATTTAACATAATCCCTCCAGACCTCTCTGCAAAAGAGAAAGCATTAGAATTAGCAAGAAAAGACATTATTACTTTTGGGCAAATGTTTTTACCAGAAGATTTTATGAAGTCTTCTCCTGCTCCATATCAATATGAATTAAGCAAGTTGCTTTTAGGAGACGAAAAAAGAGCTTGTATTATTCTTCCTAGAGGGCACGCAAAATCTACCCTAGCAAAAACTGCACTATTATATAAACTATATTTTAATCCGTCTGATAGAAAAGAATTTATTGCTTGGGTTTCAGAAGAACAGTCTCAAGCAATAGACCATATCAAGTATATTCAAAACCATATAGACATCAATCCTGCTTTAAATTATTATTTTGGAGATTTAAAAGGAGATAAATGGACTGAGAAAGAATTTACTACTGCAAGAGGAGATAGAGTTATTGCAAAAGGAACGACTCAAAGATTGCGTGGTCGTTCTCAATTAGGTTTAAGATATACCAATATTGTTCTTGATGACTTTGAATCAGAACTAAATACAAAAACACCTGATAGAAGAAGAGAAATTAAAGAGTGGGTTATGTCTACAGTAGAACCTGCTTTAGAAAACTCTAAGGAACAAGAAGGTTCTATTTGGTTAATTGGGACTATTGTGCATTATGATTCTTTTTTACAAAGCATTTATGATGGTCACATAGAGGCAGAAAGAGAAGGGAGAAAATATGCTTGGAAGGTGATGTATAAAAAAGCGATAGAAAACGATATTCCTTTATGGCCAACCTATTTTAGTAGGAACAAATTAATGGATATTAGAAGAAGGTTCTCTGATATGGGACTTCTTCATAAATTTGCACAAGAGTATTTAAACGAAGCAAGAGATTTAGATTCAGCAAAATTTAAAATTGATAGAATTAATTATTATAGAGGAACGATGGAATCTAGGGAAGGATTTAACTATATGATGATAGACGAATCTGCTATTCCCGTTAATGTATATGTGGGAGTGGATTTAGCTTATGAAGCAAATTCTACTAGTGACTTTCAAGTAATTTTGACCATTGCTATAGATAGTGATAGAAATATTTATTTAATAGATTATTATAGAGAGAGGTCTCCTTTATATGATATGCCACAAAAAATATTTGAATATGCAAAACGATTTAGTCCCGTGAGGCGGGTTAATGTTGAAAAAGTGGGAGCACAAGGAGTTATTAAAGACTATGTAAATAAATTAATTGGAGCCGATAGAAGACTGGCTCCTGGATTAGCTCAAGGAATAAGACCACCAGCAGGAATTAAAAAAGAAGACAGGATAGAAGCATTGCTTTGTCCTATTGTTAACTCAAGAAAGCTTTTCATTAAAAAACAACATCAAGAAATAATAGATGAGATGTTTCAATTCCCAAAAGGCAAGAACGATGATTTGTTGGATGGAATGTGGTATGCGATTCATACTGCAAAACCTCCTAAAAGTTCTGCTATCGATATAGAGAAATTTGAGGACAGAATGTCAAAAAAAGAAGAACGGTTCTCAAGCCAAGTAATTTCTTGGATTACTGGACAAAAAAATTAATTTTTATATTGACAAGAACGTCGTAAAATATTTATTTTAGTCTTAAAATATAAAACTGGGAGTTTACCATAAAATACGACGAATATAATAATCAATCTAAACCCGAAATTAGTCAAGGTTTATTTAGAAGATGGAGTGATGCAAGACAATCTTGGGACTCAGACGCAAGAGATGCTGTTGACTTTGTTTTAGGAAATCACTATACAAAAGACGAGTCCAGTGCATTGCAATCGGTGGGACAAGCAGATTTTGTTATAGATAGAGTTTATGCAGCTGTTGACAAATTAAAATCATTGCTTACAGCAAGACCCGCACGGTTTAATTCTCTCGGAAGAGAAGACTCTGATGCAAGAATGTCAAAAGTGTGGAATACTTTATTGGAATATGTATGGGACATCTCTAAGGGAGATGTTATTTTTAAACAAGTGGTTCACGATTATGCTGTGTGTGGATTAGGTTATATGTATGTTTATATAGACCCAGAATCCGATTATGGAAGAGGGGAAGTTATGTACAAAAATGTAGACCCTTTTCGGGTATATGTAGACCCTGCATCAAGAGATAGATTTTTTCAAGATGCTTCTGGAATTATTCTTTCTACATTTTTAACAAAACAACAATTGTTAGACACTTATCCTCAATTGGAAGAAGTAATTGATGATGTTCAGGTTGGTGTGAATAGCTTATATGGAGAAGACTATCCCACATCTAATTTAAAAAATAGCAATAATGTTTTAACTCCAGCAGAAGCAAAGAATTTAGATTATCAAGTAAATCAAAAATATCAAATACTTGACAGATTTTACAAAGTAAAGGCTCCTTATTATAGGTTATTTAGTACTGTTGATGGTAAAGAAAAAATTGTAAACGAAGAAACGTATCAAGGAGCACTAGAAGACGAAATGACACAAAGAGCAATTGAGTCTGGAGCTATAGAAGTACAGGAAGTAATGCAAACAAGAATTGCACAATGCAGTAGCATTGGAGATATTTTATTATTTGAGCGTGTTCTTAATACTGATATATATCCGATTATTCCATTTGCGAATATTTGGACTAATACTCCCTATCCAAAGTCAGATGTGAACAAGGTTAAAGACTCTCAACGACTTTTAAATAAGTTATTTTCTTTAACCTTGTCACACGCTCAATCTGCTGCAGGATTAAAATTATTAATTCCTGAAGGAAGTGTAGACAGTGTTAGTCAATTAGAAAAAGATTGGGCAAACCCAAATGCGGTTATTGAATATAATCCAGAATTTGGAGAGCCACACTACCCACAACCTGCTCCGTTGACG